CTATAGTGGTCCAACATTCGATATTCTTCCCGTAAATCACCTACAACTCACTACACGCTAATTAACAACCGATGTGATAGGATTCCACGACCTATGCATCCATCCTGGTTATCCCCATACAACAGAACGATGCTGTCCGTTACACCACCACACTCATGACACGCAAGACACTGGTGTCTTATGTGGCATGAGGGTGGAGCAAACCGTTAAGGGGTCCCGGCGCATTTCCTACGTCTGACTGCCAATTCAGCCCCGGGTGCTAGTTTCCTAGCAGATAGTCGTCAACCCACAACTCAGCGAAATGTTCTCAGCTAAATTGTGGACGTTTTTGTAGCTCATTGTTTTAATTTCACGTTCCATCGCAATTTGCATAGACGGTGGGTAATTGAAAGCTTTGAAAAATGACACCCGTGTGTCATCGCTTATCTGTCCAACATAGTCGCCCCTTACTCTTGGTGTGTGCCTGCACAACCTTATGAAGCCGGAGTCGGCGAGAATGGCTGATTTGTTAGCATTGCTATCAACACCTTGTTCCTTGTAAACTTTGTATAGTTCACAGAAAATAGGCATGTCTCCGTACAACGCAAGTCCACCAACCCCCACCTGATAAGACCACTGTCTGAATCCTAGTTCTGTACTGACAGAAAGGCTCAACGCATCCTTACCAAACGCTGAATTTGGCTGTCTGCACATCACCCACTTGTCTTCAGCAGCATTGACCAATATTGGCTGCATTTGACAAAACACGCATTCCTCGAACTCAAACACCGGATCCTCCACTTCCATCTCAAACCCAAACCGCAAGAACCAATCTGATAGACCTGCCAACTTGTACAGATCACTCTTCTCCATGAATAGCAAACAGTCATCGCCATTGTTAGCCAACTCTGCCTGCACGCCAATGCTCCTCAAGTACTCACGCACTAGAGTGCACATGATCACACAATTGCCCAGCGACGTGTTCATGTCCCCGCTCGCTCGGGTGCCATTCGCTTTATACGAAAGCTTATGACCATCTACAAAAGCATACCCCTCGTTTGCTAACTGCACTTTTAACAGTGCAACCAACTCCGGGTGATAATCAAATATGCGATTATAAATCTTGTGTTCCCACTTCAATGCGTCAACACTCACGTGCTGATCAAATCTGCTGGCATCAAGTCCAACAGCTGTAGGGCTGCTAAACCTGTTCCACTTCTTCCTCAATTCCGCCGCGACTTCCTCCACTGTTAGACCCTTCATTACCACTTTACCACCATCCTCAC